CCCCAGATATTCGTACTCGTGCGAAGTTACCTAGATGGTGCTCTGAGGTCACTATTCGATATATTAATCCTACATTTAGTCAATTGAATATCACTTCTCTATTAACTAATGCAGGAACTTTATGTGGACTTGGTGATTGGAGAATAGAAAAAGGCGGCCCTATGGGTGGTTATAAAATTCTTTCATCTTCAGATCAGAAACTTTGGGATGAGTTAACCAAAGAAGAGGGTGCTACTTGTCAAAAACTAGCTTTGGAAAATCCAGAGATTGAGTCGCATGACAATATTAGTCATCAGTTATACGAAGAGAGACTTAAAAGAGCATCTCTTTTAAAGGAAGTTGCATAGTATGAAAAAAAGATTTGGTAAAAAGGATCGTGAAAAGATAATTAACGATTACCTTAATCAAACAGGCAGGAACAGTTATGTTCCTGCTGAGTTTGTCGATTGGATTCAAAGTCAACCAGAGCATCCTGTTTATAAATTGTTCGGTTTTGGAGATGATGAAAAGATGGCTTTAAAATATCGTATTCAGATAGCTAGACAATTTGCTACAGGTTGTAAAATTACAGTTCAATACAGGGATTTACCAACAGAAACAGTAGATGTAACTGATTCTATTACGGTAGAAGATACAAAAGTTGTTCGGTTTCCAACATTTATTTCACCTATTGACAATCGAGCTCAAGGTGGTGGTTATCAAAAGTTTGATTTGGACAATCCTGATACTGTTAAAGAATTATGTCGTCAAGCATCAAGAGAATTAAATGCTTGGATAAAAAGACATGAAGGTATTTGTACTTTAAAAAATATTGACATTGATACATTGTCAGAGGTTGCTGACTCATTAGAATCAGAAAGTGTTTCTAGCGAAGCTAGTTAAACTTTTGTCCTGTGTCGAGGTGGGGTCAGGTCAGTTAGGCATATGTAGCGTTGGGTTATGTTAAGGCAGTTACAGTTGGGGTTGGGTTTGCTTGGTTCAGTTAGGATCAGTTGAGGCAGTTGTGGATATGGCGAGGAGAGTTGCGTTCAGTTCAGATGCATTTCGGCAGTTGTGGTCTTGTTAGTTCGAGTTGGGTGCGTTACGGCAGTTGGGGTGAGATGCGATATGTTATGTTGGTGTGCGATAAGTTCCGTTAAGTTAGGTTATGTTAAGGCTGTTCTGGCAAAAAACGGCTTCATATAAGAGCCGTCAGCGGGGTCTATTGACATATCCGTGTATGTTTATACCCTGTAAATATAAGGTTTTTTGAGTTTCTAGCGTCAACACCTCGATGTGCGTTAGGACTACGTTTGGGAAGTACGTAGGACGCAAAACTTCCCACATTATTGAAAGTGAGGTGCAAATGTTATTAAGACCATATCAAGAAGTTGCAGTTAATTCTGCATCGGAAGCTTTAGACAAGCATGGCAACACTGTTGTAGTTGCACCTACAGGAGCTGGTAAAACAATTATGTTATCATCTCTTATTGGTAAGCGTCATGGTTCACGAAAAAATGTTCTGGTTCTTCAACACAGAGATGAGCTAGTCAACCAGAACATAAGCAAGTTTAAACGAATCAATCCGAACATATCTACTAGTGTTGTTAATGCTGAACAAAAAGATTGGAACGGAGATGCTGTATTCTCAATGGTGCAGACATTATCCAGACCGAACAATTTAGATAATATGAAAGCTATGGATATGGTGGTCGTTGATGAAAGCCACCATGTCGTGGCTGATACCTATACTCGGATTATAAATCATGCAAAAGAGATTAATGATAAGGTTGAGATTGTTGGGTTTACTGCTACGCCTAATCGTGGGGATAAAAAAGGTTTACGTGAAGTATTCTCCAATTGTTCTCATCAGATTGAAATATCAACACTCATTCGTGAAGGTTTTCTTGTTGTTCCAAAAACCTACGTCATTGATGTAGGTGTACGCTCTGAGCTTCAAAATGTTCGGAAAACAGTGGTTGATTTCGATATGGATCAAGTAGCTCGTATTATGAATAAACGAGCTATCAACAAACGAGTTGTTGATGAATGGAAGAATAAAGCAAGTGACAGAAAGACTGTAGTGTTCTGCTCAACAGTTGCACACGCAGAAGATTTATGTGAGGAGTTTGTAGAACAGGGTGTCAAAGCTGAGACTGTCACAGGAGATACTGATAAAAATGTTCGGGCTAATATCCTGAATGATTTAGCCAATGGTGATTTACAGGTTGTAGTAAATGTGGCTGTATTAACAGAGGGCTTTGATGCACCACCTGTATCCTGTATCATACTAACTCGTCCGTGTTCTTATAAAGCTACAATGGTTCAGATGATTGGTCGGGGCTTACGAACTATAGATCAAAATGAAAACCCGAACATAATTAAAACAGATTGTATTGTCTTGGATTTCGGAACTTCTGTTCTTACGCATGGATCATTGGAAGATGATGTCAATCTTGAAGGATCGGAGTCAAATATTCAAGGTCAGGCACCAGAGAAAGTTTGTCCAGAATGTGACTCGGTTGTTCCTTTGAGTGTCAGAGAATGTCCTATGTGTGGATACGAGTTTGGTAAAGGTCAAGATACAGATTTAGAAGAGTTTAATATGACAGAGATTGATCTGATTGATCGATCTCCTTTTAGATGGATGGATTTGTTCGGTACAGGAAAATGTTTATCAGCTACAGGGTTTAATGGTTTTGCACTCGTTGCTGATCTTGGCGATCTATCCTGTGGCATTGTAAAGCGTTCTGGTGGCAAGTTAAGAATGGTCAGTATAGGAACAAAGCAACAGGCTATAGCCTCTGCTGATGACTTTCTAAGAGAGATTGAAGATAATAATAGTGCTCAAAAGGGCAGAAGGTGGTTGAACGAACGAATTAGTGATAAGCAAAAAGATATGTTAGGAAGGTCAGGTGTTGTTGTATCTGGATTTGATTTTTCATGGACTAAGTATAGAGCTGCTTGTTATTTAAATTATTTATGGAACAAAAGCAGAATAGATTCTATGATAAACAATGTAATAAAAAAGGATGTAGCATAATGACTCAAGTAGAAATTAAAATGGTTTTAAATACAAAGAACGGACAAATGAACTTAAACTTCTTTACTTCTGTTGAGGGTATCTTTTTTTCTGAAGATGAAATAATGGATAAGATTAGTTCTATTATGGAGAAGAAGTTATATGAAAATAGTTGTGAAGTAGAGAACGGTTATGGAATTGCTTTTTACGAAAGTGAGGAACTATTTACATTATCATTTATGAAAACTGATGAAGGGGAGCTTAAAAAATGGAGCGAAATGAAAGAGATGTCGAACCAGACACTACACTAAAAAAGATAGGAAAATTGTTCGGTCAGATAGGTTGGAATAAAAAATTCACAGAACTTGATGAGCAAGATGTGCTATATTTGGTTATGTCTATACAAAAAATGGAGAAATTAGAAGATGCAAACGAACTTGTCGAAACTTATCTGGCAGCAATCTGGCTCAAATTCAACATCAGCGATAAAGAGGCAGAGTTCCCATTCGGACGAAATGTGTCAAAAGATTCAAGAAACAGTTGATGAATCTATTAAAGAGGCGAACAAAAGTCAGAAAAGACGAACATATCTTGGTGCCTCGTCTTTGGGGGAGCCCTGTTCTCGTAGAATACAATATAGATTTATTGGTCAGGAACCTGATAAAGAAAGTGAGTTCAGTGCTAAGCTTCTGCGTATATTTCAATTCGGTCATACAATTGAAGATATGGCACACGGCTGGTTAGTTAAGGCAGGTTTTGATTTGAGAAGCACAGACAAAAATGGCGAACAATTTGGTTTTTCAATTGCTGATGATCAGGTCAAGGGTCATATAGATGGTGTCATATGTGCAGGACCTGATAAGTTAAAATATCCTATGTTATGGGAGTGTAAGTCAGCTAATGATAAGAGTTTTAATGAGTTTGTTCGGAAGGGTGTTAAAAATGTTAATTTAACGTATGCTTCACAGATTGCATTGTACCAAGCATACATGAATTTGACAGAGAACCCAGCTTTGTTTACGGTAGTTAATAAAAATAATTGTGAAATATATTATGAGCTTGTTGATTTTGATAAAGTTTTAGCTCAAAAGACAAGTGATAAAGCTGTTGAAATTTTAACAGCAGTTAAACATAATGAAATATTACCAAGAGTTGCTGCTAACTCTGATTACTTTTTATGTAAAAGGTGTGAATTTAGAAGTAGTTGTTGGAAAAAACCCGAACAAGTTTGAGCTTGTCCGGGAGAAATAGAGTGTATAGGAGTCAATATAATGCGTGTTTTACCATTTGACAATACTAAATCTAGTATGTCAGCGAGTGAGTTAGTCGAAGAGATTAGCAAGAAGGTACCTAGACAGGTACAAATAGATGTATTAAGAGAAACATTTCCACAGGGTAGGGTTACTGGTGATCTGTTTACAATCGGGTCTACTTCAGGTGAGTCTGGTAAATCCCTGAAGATAGATATTAATCCTAGAAGCCCATACTTTATGAAGGGTCAAGACTTCAACGGCGGCGTTGGAATCGGTGGCATAGTTAAGATCTTAATGGAAGGTAGAGGTCTTAGATTACCTGAGATTAAAGAGATGTTCTCTGAGTACGTAGGTGAAACCCGAAAATTTGTTCGGGAACAACCTGCCGAGAATCCAGTAAAAGTCCAGATTAACTGGCAAACACCATATGATTCTGAGTATTTATACAAAAATTCCGATGGTCAGGTGATTTGTTCGGTTCGTAAGTATCTTGTTCGGGATGGATCAGGTGCTCCGATGTTGGACACACACGGTAAACCAAAGAAAGAGTTCAGGCAATTTACTGGAGAACACCCGTATCCACGTATGCCTGATGTCAGACCCCTGTATAATATTCCGAACATATTGGCTTCGGACACAGTTATCTGGGTAGAAGGTGAGAAATGTGCAGATGCCTTAAATAACTTAGGCTACACAGCAACCTGTACAATGGGTGGTGCAGGTATGCTTACCAAGAAGTCAGCGTCACAGTATGATTTTTCTCCATTGCAAGGCAAAGAGCTTATTTTATGGGCTGATAATGACAACGCTGGTAAGAAATTAGCTGAACTAGTTCAGGAGTTAGCCCTGAACGCTAATGTTAAGTCAGTCAAGATGCTTACTCTACCAAGAGGTAAACCAGAGAGATGGGATGTCGCAGATGCAATAAGTGAAGGCTTCGATATAAATGAGTTCTTAAATACTACGAGCAACTTTACACGTCAGAACATAAATCTTCTGGACGACAGCTTACTGGTATCGAGGTTCGTTGGTCCTGCACCCGAACAAAAGTTTCTGGTAGACGGCACATTTCCTTTGGGCGTACCAATTATACTATCAGCCGCGGGTGATGCAGGCAAAGGTATGCTTACACTGGATTTAGCTATGAAAGTTACTGGTGCCTTCCCAATGCGTAATTCGTTCGGGGGTAATGTAACCGAGTTTGGTAACGTGGTTATCTTCACAGCAGAGGACGATGAAGCAGAGATGCACAGACGTATAGAGCGTTTAGACCCGAACAATGAAAGATTCGAGTATGAAAATGAGCTTCGGGTTGTATCATTACCTAATGTCGGTGGCGTGTTTCCTGTACTACAAAGCGTACACGGTGAGCTAACAACTTCGGCAGAGTTCGAGCGTATATACGAACAAATATTACAGATTAATAACCTGAAGCTTATTATCTTCGATCCATTGGCTTCTTTCGTACATGCAGATGTTAACTCTGATCCAGCCGCTGGTGCAGCTCTCACAGGACTGATGTCTAAGATTTGTTCGGAAACAGGAGCTTCGGTTATGATGTGTCATCATATGACAAAGGTTAAGGACGACACAGTTATATCAACACCAGAACAAGCTAGAAATCTTATCAGGGGTACGTCAGCGATTGTTGATGGTGTGCGTTGTGCGTTTGCATTGTGGCAGTTAGATGAGAATACAGCAAAACGCCAGTGTAAGGAACTTAACATAGAATACCAGAGAAACAGGTGTTTTGACGGAGCAGTTGTAAAGTCGAACGGACCAGCCAAACGCCAGATACGAAAATTTGTTCGGGATTTAAATACTGGACTGTTGGTAGATCGGACTGAGGATATGGTTCAACTTAACTCTGGAACTAATCGAGATTTAAGAAAGAGTGCATTGTACGAATGGATTAATCGTTGTGAACGTGAAGGTAGAGCCCTGTGTCAACAGGGGGGTGCTGATTCGTTGTCTAATCGTATGACTGATGCCGATGCACCAGATGCACTGGCAAATCTGTCTCAACGTGTACTGGACGGAATTGTTCGGGAATTAATTACTGAAGGTCGAATCGATAAGTTTAGTTTTAGCACGGCGGGTGGTCGTAAATGGCTTGGCACTGTCAACGGTCTGATGAGTCGAGGCGAATATGAGGCAACAACAGCAACGGATAATGTATGATGGAATACATAAGATACTATGAAACTCATATTAATTGTGATTGGTGTGGCAGACAAACCAGAGGTCGGATCTACAAAACCCGAACAGATGTCAGTTGTGGATCCTGTAACAGGCAGCTGAAGGAGTTAACAAAAAGAGAAATAGCAATAATAAAAAAAAGAAATAAAAATGAATGACTTTAAAAATAAAAAAGTTTTGGAAATAAAAAAAGAGGAAACATACGAGTGGCTAAAAAGATTACATTATGCCAAGAGAATACCGTCAATATCTTATTCGTTCGGGTTATACTTACATAAAGAATTAATTGGTATAATAACTTATGGCTCGCCACCGAGCTCATCTCTTTGTATTGGAGTTTGTGGCGAACAATTTAGAGATAAAGTTATCGAGCTAA